TTCCAAAAGATAAAATCTTTACCGTTGGTCAATCACGAATAGGATTTGAATCTGATAAATTTATACAGGATAATGCTCAGTTTCAAATCTTTTCTATATTAATACGCTGTGGTATATCAGTAACTGACTACGAAAACTTATATAAAAAGTTTGTACATCCCGCAGGATTTCATTTTGCTGGAGAAGTATTAACAGCAACTGAAGCCTTGCTAACAATTGAACCTTTCGGTGTCGATCCATTAGAAGAAGATGCACCAAACATTATCGCATCTGGTGAGGCTTTATTATCTCCTATTGGTCCTTTCTCAGATATTACCGGTATCTTAGACTCTACATCAGGAGTTGGTATCAGGGTGAGACTCGATCAACCAATATCAGAACTTGTTGGTGATTCTAATACAGCAAATAGTCTTTCAAACTACTACACATCAATTAAGGAACTCTTGCAGACAAATTCATTTACTTTTGATGATAGCGCTAATCCAGGACCAGATATGTCAATGACATTCGAGACCATGGATAACGAAATTTTTACGAAGTATAACAGTGACTCTGCAGTTTAAACATATAAATAACATAAACAAAATGAGCATATAATATGGCAAGACAAAACATTTCAACAGGAAGTTCGGCTAATGATGGAACGGGTGATACTCTTCGCTCGGCCGCAACTAAGATAAATGCTAACTTTACAGAAATATATGATTTCTTAGGAACTCCTGGAGACAGTTCAACATTAGCTTCAAGCGTTAGGTTTGAAGATAGCGCGGTTTTGTTTGAAGGTCTAACGGCTGATGCAAATGAAACAAGACTATATGTAGAAAATCCTTCTGCAGATAGAAGTGTTGTTATACCAAATGCTAGTGGTAATATTGTATTAGATACACATACGCAAACACTGACAAATAAAACACTAACATCACCCACTATAAATACGGCTAAAGTTGGTACATCTTTAAATGATACAAATGGGAATGAACTATTTAAGGTAACCGCTACAGGTTCAGCTGTTAATGAATTTACGGTTGCAAATGGTGCATCATCAAATGGACCGACATTATCAGCAACGGGTGGTGGATCCAACTTAAATATATTTTTAACGACAAAGGGACAAGGTGCAGTTCAGATTTCAAAGGCTGCTTTTACATCGGTGACAATCACTGCAAATGGAGATGCGGCTGATACCGCAACTTATATTATATGTAATAAGTCAACTGCATTGGCTGTAGGTTTAAACGATGGAACAACCACAGGAGAATATAGAATATTTACTAACAAAGGTGCTGGTACCGCTACGGTTACACCAGACAATTTTGCTGGAGGAACATCATTCGCATTAGCTCAAAACGAAGGAGCCACATGTGTATGGGACGGTTCAAATTGGTTTCTAGTTGGTAACCAATCAGTGATGACAATAGCATAGGAATTATAAGATATGGTAGCAATAGCAACAGATCCACTTAAAATAAAATTCATAGATTTACTTCTCAATGAAATGAATATTGGTACAGACAGTCATGAATTTTTTATAGGCATTGGTAAATCAGATCAATATGATAGTGCTAATGATAATATCATCACGCCTCTTAGACATTTAAAAGATGAGAGAGAAGCAAGAAATAATGTGGAATCAGTAATGAAGCTTCCAACGACCAACGTATCTTTTGTAGTACCAAGACACAACTGGTCAAGTGGTTCAATATATGATTCTTTCTCGGATCATGTTGTTGGTTACCCAACAAATACTTACTATGTCCTAACAGAAGATAACCAAGTTTATATTTGCTTACAGGCCAGTAAGGACGCTTCAGGAAATGCAAATACTTCAACGGTAAAACCTTCATTCTCAGCCGCGGGTGTTGATAAGAGACATGCTTTTAAAACTGCAGATGGCTATATTTGGAGATTCTTATATGAGATCAGTACCACAAGAAACAATCTCTTTTTAACATCGAGTTTTATGCCAACCCAGTTTATTGACTCGAGTAATGATACAACAGCTACTGAAGTTGAACAACTTTCTGTAAGAGCTGAGGCTTTGGCCAGAGGAAATGGCCAGATACTTGGAGCGGAAATTGTTAATGCAGGTGCTGGCTATTCATCGGCTCCAACAATTACAATAAAAGGAGATGGTAATGGCGCGGTTGCAACGTGTACAGTGTCAGGTGGTCAAATTGCTAAAGTTGAAATGACATGTAATATCAGCGATTCAGGTATGGGATCAGGATATAATGTTGCAAGAATGGAAATAAGCGGTGGAGGTTCACCAACAGAAAATGCAATATTAAGACCAATAATTGGACCAAGAGATGGTTTAGGAGCAGATCCAAGAATAGATTTAAAGTCATCATCACTCATGGCAGTTGTAAAACCTGCAGGTACACAAGGCGGTACTTTTAATATTACTAATGACTTTAGACAAATAACATTATTTAGAAACTTAAGAAGAAGAGATAGCGCTGGTGGTGTAGGATTTATTTCAAAAGGTACATCAGATCGAGCAAATAGAGTTTTAACATTACAAGGTAACCTAGGTTCATTAGTAGCGGATCAAAAGATAACAGGCGATTCAGGTACGGTTGCATGGATAGATCAGGTTGATAGTAATGGAAGTGGTAAAGGACTTGTTTACTATCATACAAATAATCAATTTGCTATTCATAATAAAGGTCCTGGAATATTCTCTCCATCAGAAACTATCACCGGTGCAAGCGCTGGTACAGGAATAGTGGCAAGCGACTCTTCGGTAACTCTTAATCCATATAGTGGAGAACTGTTATACATAGATAGTAGAGCAAGAATCATAAGAAGTGCGGATCAAACAGAAGACATAAAAGTCATATTAACGGTGTAAACACATGGCAACAACAATATCAAACACCACTTTCTCGGGAACATATAAAGATGATTTCTTAGATAGTGATAACTATCATAGAATATTATTTAACAGTGGCAAGGCACTTCAAGCTCGAGAACTTACACAATCTCAAACAATAATAAACAAAGAGATTGAAAGGTTTGGTTCAAATATATTTAGAGAAGGTGGAGCCGTTAATGGTGGTAACCTCACAGTAAATAATAAAGTTGAATTTATAAAACTGGCTGCAAATCAGTTACCAAGTAATTTTAGTCAAATTATTGGTCAAGAGTTTACGGTACAATCGCCTAATCCAGCTGTTAAGGTTAAAATATTAGAAGTATTACACGAAAGCGGTGGCGATCCAGAAACTTTGATCGTTGAATATCGTGACACCTCGGCTGGTACTTCATCTAATACACCAATAAGAGTTGGTAACGCTAACGTGTTGTCAAATGCAACTTTAGGTTCTGGTTTTGATATGACTACCGCATCCTCCGATGCTGCTGGTGTAGGGACAAAAGCAAGTATTACAAAAGGTAGTTTTTTCGTACAGGGTCATTTTGTATTCGTTGCCGCGCAATCAATATTCGTATCAAAGTATTCATCAACACCGACTGAAGATCTTGGATTTTTAATTACTGAAGAGGTTGTAACTTCTGCCGATGATGACGCACTATTTGACAATCAAGGTGCATCACCAAACGTTGCTTCACCTGGTGCTGATAGATATAGAATAAGATTATCACTTACAACACGAACCTTAGCAGGATCTGACAACTTTGTCTATCTTGGAAGAATAGCTGCTGGTAGATTAGCCGATGAAATTACGGTTACTGAATCGTATAATTCAATTAACAATTTATTGGCTCAAAGAACAAAAGAAGAATCAGGTAACTATGTTGCAAAGCCATTTAATATTAGTTTTACAAATATTGACTCAGCCAGCTTAAAGTTACATGTTTCTGACGGTATTGCATATGTTGATGGATTTAGATTAGAACTTGATGAAAGAGATATTGTGGTTCCAAAGGCAACCACTACAACGACTATTAATGGTGAAACCGCAAGTGCTGCTTATGGAAACTATGTAATAGGTTATGGAAATGATTTGACTGGCAATAACGCGAATTTAGTTAATAATGGACTTCCTGATATTCAAACATTTGGAAAATTCAATCTGCAATCATCAACAAATAATGGTGGATCAAAGATAGGTACAGCAAGATGTAGAGCTGTATATCGTGATGGAACTGGTCACTATAGATTTTATCTATTTGATATAAGAATGTTACCAGGCCAATCTTTTGCTTCAACAAGAAGTTTTGGCACTGGCGATTCTGACTATGTCAATATAGTTACTGAAGGCAGTCAAGCTGTATTAAAAGAAACTTCAAATAATTCATTATTGTTTCCATTGCCAAGAACAAGACCAGCATTCGATGGTGTGGCTG